CGGCGTCCGCCGAGACTCCTGCGCCGAGCTTGGGACGGGCTAAGCGCATACCTACGCTTACATCGGCGGCACCGGTGGCGCCTCCCGCAGCGGCCACTGTCACATCCGAACCGCCCGCACCAGCACCGACCACTGCGGCAAGACCCGTCGGCGCGATGACGACGACGGACGAGCCGGCGCTGGTGCGTGTGACGACTTCGCCCGCGGCCACGCCCAAGGTTTAAGCCCCCGTGCGCCTCTTCGGCCTCAACATCCAGCCTGCAGCCTCACGCGCGGTCGTGCGCGACGCGGTAGGCATCGCTGGTGCTGCGCTGATCATTTATGGCGTGTGGCTAATCTATCGGCCCGCGGCCTACGTCCTCGCCGGCCTCATGCTGCTCACGGCCAGCGTGCTGCTCGCGCGCGGCGAAGGATAGTCCCCCCATGGCGCGCGGACTATTCGGCAGTTTGGTTAAAGGCGCTGACGATATCGCCCACTGGACGGAGGAGTCAGGCGGCTGGTGGCCAGTCATTCGCGAGGGCTACGCGGGCGCGTGGCAGGAGAACATCACGATCCGTCGCGAGACGATGCTCGCGTTCACACCGGTTTACGCCTGCATGACGCGCATCGCGACCGACATCGGCAAGATGCCTATACAGTTGGTCGAGCAGACGGATGACGACATCTGGGTCAAGGTCAGACGGTTTTCCCCGCTGGGTACGGTCATCCGCAAACCCAACGACTACCAGACGCAGAGCCAGTTCCTGCAGCAATGGATGATTTCGAAGCTGCTCGCCGGCAACGCATACATACTCAAGCAGCGCGACAACCGCGGTGTCGTCGTCAAGCTGTTCCCTCTCGACCCGACGCGCGTGCGCCCGCTGATCACGCCCGACGGCAGCATTTACTACAACCTGGGTATGGATCCGCTCTCCGAGCTCACCGACGGCGTGACGACTGTGCCGTCGAGCGAGATCATCCACGATCGCATGCCGGGCCTGTTTCATCCGCTGATCGGCACGTCGCCGATCTTCGCGTGCTCACTGCCGGCCGCCCAGGGTCACGCCATGCAGAAATCGAGCGCAGCGTTCTTCAAGAACATGGCGCAGCCGTCTGGCGTGCTGACGGCGCCGGGCGCGATCGGCAACGACACAGCCGATCGGCTCAAGAAGGAGTGGACGGAGAAGTTTGCGGGAAAGAACGTCGGGCGCGTGGCCATCCTAGGCGACGGCCTGAAGTTCGATCCCATCACCGTTACCGCGCAGGCCGCGCAGGTGACTGAGCAGCTTCGCCTGACCGGCGAGCAAGTCTGCACGGCGTTCAACGTTCCCGCGTTCATGGTCGGCGTCGCGCCCACTCCGGCGATTCCCGGCATCGAGGCGCTGACGCAACTGTACTGGAGCACCTGCCTTCAGACGCACATGGAGGGGATCGAGTCGGGTATGACGGAGGGCCTGGAACTATACGACTCGACGACGCAGCTCGAGGTCGCCGTCAAGCTCGATCTGTCCGTACTGCTGCGCATGGACACGTTGACTCGCTATAACGCGTACAAGGTTGGTATCTCTGGCGGCTGGCTGCATCCCAATAAGGCGCGCAAGTGGGAAAACTTGCCGCCAGTCAAAGGCGGAGACACGCCGTATCTTCAGGTCCAGAACTATTCGCTGTCCGCGCTGGCAGCGCGTGACGCCGCGGGGCCTCCCACATCGGGTCCGACGCCGCCTTCGTTGCCCGCGCCGGCAGATAACTCCAATCCAGACGATGGCGACGACGGCAACGATCTCGAGGACGCGCAAGACGCCGAGCTAGATTTTGCGAAGGGCGTCGAGTCACTGCGGCAACGCTTATTACTGGAAACAGCATGAAGACAGACTTCCAGAGACTGTTCCGGGCGATCGGCGACGTCATGCTCGAGGCCTTGAGGCCGATCACGGCGAAGCTCGTCGAGCTCGAGGCCCGAAAGCCCGAGAAGGGTGAGCGCGGTGAGCCGGGCGCGAAAGGTGAACCCGGTGATCCCGGCGAACCGGGTATGCGTGGCGAACTCGGTGAACCCGGCGTGAAGGGTGACCCTGGCGAGAACGGCATCGTCGGCGAGCGAGGAGAGCCCGGCCTGAAGGGTGACGTCGGCGATCGGGGCGAATCTGGCGTGAAGGGCGATTCGGGAGAGCGAGGCGAGAACGGCATCGCAGGCGAGCGTGGCGAGCCGGGCGTTAAGGGTGATCCCGGCGAACCGGGTATGCGTGGCGAACTCGGTGAACCCGGCGTGAAGGGTGACCCTGGCGAGCGAGGCGAGAAAGGTATTGCCGGCGAGCGAGGCGAGAGTGGCCAGAAGGGTGACGTCGGCGAGCATGGCGCAATAGGAGAGCGAGGCCCGAAGGGTGACGCAGGCGAAGCCGGCGCTAAAGGCGATCCAGGTGAGAAGGGCGATGCCGGAGATCGCGGTGATCCTGGCGTGAAGGGCGGCACAGGCGAACCGGGTGTGAAGGGTGATGCAGGCGAGAAAGGCGATCGCGGCGAACCCGGAATGAAAGGCGATCAAGGCGAACCAGGCACGAAGGGTGATCGCGGCGACGATGGCGCTGATGGCGCCGACGGTGATCCTGGCGCTGATGGCAACGATGGCAAGTCGATTACGGTAGACGACGTCTTACCGGCGCTGGACGGGGTCGTCGCAAAATGGATGCTCGAGGTCGAGCGACGCATCATGGACATGGCGCAGCGTGCCGTCGACGCGACGCCGAAACCTCGCGACGGCAAGGACGGCGTCGACGGGCTCAACGCCGACGAGTTTCAGTTCTGCTTCGACCTTGAGACACGCGTTTTCAGCGCGACGCACAAGGATCGCGTTCTGTTTTCGCAGCGCATCCCGCTCCCGAAGTATATCGACGTCTGGACCGAAAGCTTCGGACAGTACGAAGAGGGCTTCATCGTCACGTTCGGCGGTCACGGCTGGATCGCTAAGCGCGACACGACGTCGAAACCCGGCACGGACGATTCGTGGCAGCTGTTCGTCAAGAAAGGGAGGGACGGCAAATGAGCGGCTGCTGGTGGGGAAACGGTTGGTGGGACGACGACGATAAGCCGAAGGGTAATGTAGCCCGTGCGGTCCCGTTAAGCCTGGTTACGTTCCGCGGCGCCAAGGCGCAGCTCAACGTCGATCACGACCTCGATGATGACCTGATCAACAGGATACGCATCACCGCGTCAGGCGCTGTCCTCGACTACATCAAGATCGACATCGGCGAGACGTCGTTCAACTGGGTCGACCTGTTCGGCGAGCCGATCGCCGAGAACGTCCCACCCGAGGTCGTCGCGGCCACGCTACTGATGGTCGGCGCCATGTACGAGAATCGCGACGGCGACGTCTGGCGATCACCGCAGCCCATTTCACAACCCGCGATGGACCTGCTGTGGCGCCACCGCGACCCGGCCATGGCGTGATGGACTGGGCGCTACGAAAACTGTGGGCCGGACAGACCTGCGCGGTGCTGGCGAGCGGACCCAGCATGTCGCGCGAGGTCGCTCAGGCGGTCCGCGAGAGCGGATGCCGCGTCATCGCCGTCAATAACCAGGGCATCGACACGAACGGCAAGACGGCGATGGCGCCGTGGGCCGACATCATGTACGCGTCGGACGCGACGTGGTGGCTCAACAATAAGCGCGACGCACTCAAGTTCGCGGGACGCAAGGTTACCATCGCGCAGCAGAGCAACGTATTGCCCAACACGATATCGGATAGCGTCCACGTGATGGGTCACGGCGGGGTCGCCGGATTCGACGAGCGTCTCACGCACCTGCGCACCGGCAGCAATTCCGGCTATGCGGCGACTCACCTGGCGATCCACCTGGGCGCCGCGCGTATCGTCCTGTGCGGATTCGACATGCGCGTGGCGGACAACGGGATGGCGCACTGGTTCGGCGATCACCACTGGCGCGGCCCGCATCGTACTGACTACTCACTGTTTCTCTATCACTTTCGCAACGCCGCGAAGGAATTTACCTCGCGAGCGCAGATCATCAACGCGACGCCGGGATCGGCGCTCAAGTGTTTCCCGTCGATGGACTTAAAGGAGGCTCTGCATGGCGTGCAAGGCGTGCGCGAAGGCGAGGCGAGTGCTGCCGCCTCTGCTGAGGCGACCGCTCGAGCGGTTGGAGCGGCGACTGGAGGTGCAGCGTGACCGCACTGCTGGGACCCAGGGGAGGCTACACGGTCCAGGCGGGCAAGTTCCGCCACCGGGTGACGATCCAGCAGAAGACGGTGGGTCGCGATAGCGCCGGCGGCATCACGGAGAGCTGGTCGAATTTCGCCAAAGACGTAAACGCCGCAATAGACACGGTGACCGGCCGTGAGTCTGTGGCCTCACGGCAGATCACGGCGAAATACAGCACGGAGATATCGATTCGCTGGCGACCGGGAGTCACGGCGACGATGCGCGTACTTCACGGAAGTGTCGTCTACAACATCGAGGGCATGATTCCCGACAGTGACACGGGTAGAAAGATCATTACCTTGCTGTGCACGCAGCGAGACGCGGATGGGTTCAGAGATGGCTAACGACCAGGCACTTAAAGGTGTAGCCGAACTGATCACCAAACTGCGCGACGTCAAATCGCTCGACGACGGCAAGGCGCTGCGCGCGGCCGTGCGCGCCGGGATGCGTCCCGCGCTGCTCGCCGCTCGGGCGAAGATCCCCATAGCCAAGAGCCCGTATAAGTTGTCCCCGTCGTATGGGAGAGAGACCGTCCAGCCTGGTTACGCGCAGAAGGCAATTCGTGTGATCACGACGGTGAGTCCGGATAAGCAGAAGGCGTCCGCGATCTTGGGTGTGCGCAAGCGCGCGTTCTTCGCGGTTAACTTCGTCGAGCTCGGCACCAGCAAGATGTCGGCGCAACCGTGGCTGCGCCCCGCGTTCTATTCGACGCAGGAGGCGCAGAAGCAGGCGATAGCCGACAAGCTTGCGGCGTACCTCGCGAAGGTGGCGGCAAGCTCAGGGACCGGGAGCACGAGCAGTGATTGAGGAGGCGCTTAACAGCCTGCTATCGAACGATGCGCCACTGACCACGCTGATCGGTAGTCGCGTCTATCTCATGATGGCGCCGCAGAACGTGCCAGCACCATACCTGGTGTTTTTGAAAGTCGTCGAGTTGGCGAGCGGGACGCTGTGTGCGCAGGATCCAATGGTCCGCAGCCTGTTTCAGTTCGACAGCTACGCGAAGGTAGGTATTCAGGCATTGCGCGTCGCGAAGGTGATGCGCGATTCGCTGATTGATTTTAGAGGAACGGTGGACGGCACTTACATCGCCTCGATCCGGAAAGACAACGAGATGGACGTTCTCGAGCCTGAGCCGGGTTTGTTCCGAGTGTCAACGTCACTATTCATCTGGCATGGAGATTAAAAAATGTCTGAACCCGCATCGAGTTTTACCCGTATCGGCAACGAATTTAAGTTCCAAATTGGAGCGGGTTCGCCGCCGACTTTTTCAGATTTCTGCGCGGTGGTCGACACCGGATCTATCGGCGAGAGCAAGCCGCAGATCGACGTCACCTCGATGTGCGATGACGCTCGCGTCTATCGCGCAGGTTTAGCTGACGGCGCGCAGATCACCCTGAAGTGCAACTACCTGTCTGGCGATTCCGTGATCCTGTCGCTGTACCAGGCGTTTAAGAATCACACCGTCGAGCTGTTTCGTCTGCTGGCGGACGACACCTCGCCTCCGGAGGCGTTCGAGTTCCACGCGACGATCTTGGGCTGGAACGTGACGACACCGGTCGGCGCCAAGGCCGAAGTCGCCTTCGTGCTGAAGATCACCGGCGATGTGGCGGTGCCGACGGCCTAACGATTGATCAATTGACATCAAAGAGACCACAACAATGAAATTCAAACTTAAAGAAGACGTAGTGACGGTTCGTGAAGAGTCAATTCGCATCCGCGAGCTGACTCATGGCGAGCGACTTCGGTGGGTGAAGATCGCGACTGACGATCGGTTTCGCGGTCCGAGCCTGCTGGTTTCGCTCGGCGTCACCGATCCGAAGCTCACGGAAGAGGAGGCCGGAGAGTGGCCGGCTGACGTCGTGACGGCGGTGTCGGACGCGATCATGGCGCTGTCTAACATGAAGACGAAAGCAGAGCCCGCCAAAGATGCGAGCGCGAAGGAGGACCCTGCCGAAAAACAACCCTGACGCCGGACGAACTCTTTATTTGTCGAGTCGCTCTGGCGTACGGCATAGCACCTTCTGAAGTCGAGGAGTTGGGCTGTGCTGATTACGATCTTCTGCAGCGCTATTGGAAAGAGGAACCTTGGGGTGCGTACCGGGACAACGTTCACGCCGCCATCATCGCTCGCGAGATCAGGCGTGGGACGGTCAAGGGCGCGCATGCTCTCAAGGATTTCTTGTTGCAGACGGACGACAGACGGGTACAGGAGGAACGCGGCGGATTTTTCGGCATGTTTAGGGCGATGGTAACTGGGAAGCGTAAAAATGGTTGATAGAGAAGCGAAGTCGCCGGCTCGAGCCCTCGTGGCGAGGGAGAGCTAAAATCGCGGACCTCGCCAGTCTGATTGTTCGGCTCGAAGCAGAAACGAGTCAGTATTCTGCCGCGATTCAGAAAGCGACCGACCAAATCAGCGGATTCGCAGACACCGTCGGCTCGTCCGTCGCTGACGTCGCAAAGAATCTGCTCGGGCTCGAGGCGCTAAAGCAGGTCTTCGATTTCAGCGACAACATCGTCAAGACGATGGCGAGCTTCGATCTGTTGTCACATGCGGTGGGCGCGACGACCGAAACGTTATCGCAGCTTAGTTTTGCCGGAAAACTAACGGGCGTCGATGACATTGGCGCCGCGCTGGAGAAGATGGCGCGCTCGGTCGGTCAAGCCGAGATCGGAAACCAGAAGCTGATCGGCACGTTCTCGGCACTCGGCGTAAGCATTACCGACGCGAGCGGGAAGCTAAAATCTACCGACCAGCAACTGCTCGACATCGCCGATGCTGTGTCGAAGTACAACGATGGTCTCTCTAAGACCGCCGCGGTGCAGGCGATCTTCGGTCGCGGCGGGGCCGACTTCATCAAGTTCCTCGACCAGGGCGCAGAGGCGATCAAGGCTGCTCAGCAGGAGGCCATTGATCTCGGCGTGAGCATATCGGCTCCAGCGGCCAAAGCGGCGGACGAGTTCGAGAGCAACATGACGCGCATAGGCGCGGCGTTTCAGGGCGTCTTCTTCAAGGCGTTGGAGGAGGTGCTGCCGAAATTTATAGAAATCACCGACAAGATTGTCGAGTTTGCAAAGAACGCCGACAACACTAGGCCGATAGTAGAACAGCTCGCTGCAGGATTTAAGATCATAGGCACGGTCCTGGTGATAGTCGGCACGGCATTCGAAGTCGTCGGGAAAGTAATCGGCCAGTTTGTAGGATCTATCGTTCTTACGATCGAGGCCCTCGCTGATCTGGCGAACGCGTTCACTGATCCGATAGGGGCGATGCAAAAGTTTGCCAAAGAGCAAGTCGGTGTCATTGAACAGATCAGTAATGCGTTCGCACATCCCGCTGACACAGCGAAAAAGTTTGTCAGCGATACACAAGACGCGCTCGACGGGATAGATAACGTACTCGAACATCCAATCGACTCGATAAAGAAGTTCTTCCAGACGCAGAAGGACGCTGTTAGCAGCGGACCGACGAGCGATGTTCTATCCACTCTAAAGGCTGGTTTGTCGGCGCTCAACGCAATGTGGGGCGATGCGAACGATCAGCTAAACGAGATCCACATCACGGCGAAGAAAATCAAGCCGGACCTCGTGCTTATCGATAACACTGCGCTCAAGGCAATGGAGAGCGCGATCGATGCCCTCGCCAAGCTCGACGATACGCTCAAGCAGCAGGTTGCGACGTACGGCTTGAGCGGCGCGGCGGCGACGGTCTACGACGTCACATTGGGCAAGCTGAGCGCGAGCGTCGACAAAGTCGATAATCTCAGTCCCAAACAGGCGCAGGCCGCGCTGGCAGCGCTCGAGAAGCAGGGCAAGCTGTCGAAGGCCGCGATCGACGAGATCAACGCGTCCATCGCTGCCGGCGTCCCCATCGGCGATGCGTTCAAAAAGTCGATCATCGACGAGGCGACGGCTCTCGACCAGCTCAAAGCAGTGGACGCGCTGTCAAAGCTGGACGCTCAGCTGCTGACGATGACCGGGCACCTCGAGGACGCAGGGAAAGCGGCGTTTGACCTGGCTAACAGGCCGCTGCGCGTCACGATCCAAACGCAGCAGGACAAGACTACATTCAAGGGGCTTGATAACTCGCAGAGTGTCGCCCTGGCGACCTCACAGCTCAACGATCTGAAGAGCCAGGCGATCACGATTAATGACGCGCTGGGCAAGAAGATCGCCGACGTCGACGCGGCGGCACTCGCGTCGGGTGAGGGTAACCTACAGGTAGCAGGTGAGGAGGCTGTCGCGCGTCAGGCCGCGATCTCGCAGCTCGAGGCCCTGTATGTCAAGGCGCAAGCGCTCGCCGAGGCGACGGGCATGAAGTCTGCGGCCGAGCAGGCGAAGGCGTTGCAGAGCGCGATCGGCGCGATCCAGTTCAATCCCAAGATCGTTCAGGACGTCGACGCGGCGACGGCGGCGCAGAAGAAGTTTACCGAGGCGACGCTCGTACAGAAGAAAGCGGACGACGATCTCTCTTTGCAGATGGCTGACCTAGCGAAGCAAAACGCTGACGGTTCGCTCACCGATCTCGATTACATGGCCAAGCAGGACGACGCGCGTCAGAAAGCGATCGACCAGCTGACCGTGATCCAGGGACAGTATCTCGACCTTTACAACAACAATCCCGGTAACGCGGCGGCGCTCGACCAGTACAAGAGGCTCGGCATCCAGATCGACGGTCTGCAGACGCAGATGGGCCAGCTCGCGAAGACGGTACGCACCGACCTGACGGACTCGCTGACTAACGCTTTCGTGGGCTTCGCGACGGGGAGCGAATCGGCCAGCGCCGCGCTCAAGTCGTTCGTCGCCGACTTCAGCAAGCAGATGCTTCAACTTGCGGCGAAACAGCTTTTCCAAAAGCTCTTCGAGTCGACGGGCATTTCAGCCGGCATCGATTCACTGTTCGGTGCGGCGACAAAGACGGCGGGTAGCGCGGCGTCGGGTGCGGCGATCGGGACTGCGATCACGACGGCGGCGACCGCGGGCGGAGCCACGATGGGTGGCGCCCTCGAGGCTTCGGGGACGCTGGCTGCCACGGCCATGGGGACCGCAATCGAAGCGGCTGGCACCGCAGCGGCTGCCGAGATGGCCGCGGCGATAGCAGGGTCCGGTGCCGCGAGTGGCGCAAGCGCGGCTACTGTCGTGGCCCTCGCCGCGGCCGGTGGCGGCCCGATCCCGGCGAATCAACTAACCCTGGTCGGCGAACTAGGTCCTGAGCTCTATGTCAGCGACCTAGGCGAGACGACGGCGGCGACGGCGACGAAGTCAGGTACGCAGATTCCCGATGACCTGATGCACGCGCACGTCATCGGGACGAACGGGCCGGAATACATCAAGCCCAACGTCAGCGGGTTCGTCGTCCCGAGCGACACGTTCTTAAAGGCGCTCGCGGATCGTGCCGCGCCTCGTGCGCTCCAGCCTATCCATGCCGCACCCGATGACGTCAAGGCCGAACAGGCTGAACCTGACGGCGGCCACCGCGGCGTCACGCAGGCCGCCGCCGGCATACGCCCGCCCGCACCTGTCGTCGATCTGATGCCCTTAATCGCGGCGCGCCTGCCGGCGCTGCAGACGCGTCTGTTCGCGCCGCCGCAGACGACGGCCGCTGAACGCGTTGAGCAGCCGGCCGGTCACGCGGCCGATGTCAGCGCCCCGATCCGGACGACCGTCGAGTCGCGTGGCGCGCCGTCGATCCAATTGCCGTCGCCGCCGTCGAACGTCATCGCCTTTCCCACGCCCACGATGCCTGCGTCGGGCCATGCCATGGCGAAGACACTCGACGTGGCATCTGAGCTGCCCTCGATCCCCGACCGGCTCGACGCCGAGGTGACCCGCGCCGACGCGCCCGAGGTACCTGCGATGCTCGACGAACCGACGTCGGCGATGATCATCAAGTTCGAGAAGATTGTGAAGAACGAGCAGCCGCCCATGCTCGACCCATACGAGTACGAGGCGTTGCTCACCGACCGGTACCTGCAGAAGCGCCAAGGCGGCGGACCGGTGAGCGCCGGCAAGCCCTACCTCGTCGGCGAGGGCGGACCCGAGCTCATGGTTCCCGACTCGTCGGGGACGGTGATGAACTCGTGGCAGACGCAGAACAATCAACCGAGCACGATCGTTAACGTGAATAATCATTTTCTCGTTCAATCGCAGACGGGCAAGGTCGATCGCGCGTCGCAGGGTCAGATCGCGGCCAAGACGGGGATGAGCGTCCAGATGGCGTTAGCGAGAAACGGCTGATGCCGACGATCGTCGCCGATACGCAGTACGCGACGTTTCCAGAGTGTCCCGGATTCGGGTTCACCGTCGAGCCGAGGTACATGACCCACTCGATCGATGGCGAAGGTGGCCAGGAGAATGTCGCCCGTCGCTGGAGCAAACCGCTATCGTTTTTTACAGCGGTACCGACCGGCAACCGTGACGCCGACGTGATACAGAACTTGCTGATCTTCTGGCACGCCGCCGGTGGAACTAGCAGACGTTTCAGGTTCAGAGATTGGGCGGATTACAAGAGCTGCAAGACGACGCAGAGGCCTACAGCGCTCGACCAGCCTTTCGAAGTCATCGGTGGGGCATATCAGCTGATCAAGCAGTACGCCGGTACGCTGCTGACGCAGGATCGCGAGATTTACCGACCCGTCGGCTCGACGATTGTCGTGGCGAACACCCTGGGCGCAACGCAGACGGACTGGACGCTCGACGAAGCGACAGGCCTGCTAACGCCGGGTGGTGGCTTCGTCGGAACACCCGGATCCTGGGGCGGGGAATTCGACCTTCCCTGCAGATTCATGACCGAGTACTCGCTCAGCGTCGTCGATGGCGTCGACATCCAGAGCGGCTCGTTTACTCTGCGCGAGTGCAGGCCCAACTAGATGGATGTGCTCGCCGATACGACGTATGAGAGGTTCCCAGAATGCCCCGGGTTCGGGTTCACGGTTGAACCCAGGTACCTGACGAAGGCCATCGAGCGCGAGGGTGGACAGGAGCGCGTCGACCGTCGCTGGGACCGCACGCTCGCGTTTTTCACGGCCGTGCCCACCGGGAATCGCGACGCCGACGTGATTCAGAATCTACTCATTTTTTGGCACGCCGTCGGCGGGATGAGTGGTCGATTTAGATTCAGGGACTGGACGGATTACAAAAGCTGTAAGACGAATCAGACGCCGACGGCTTTAGATCAGCCTTTCGAGGTCGTCGACGCCGGCTACCAGATGATCAAGCGGTACACGGCGGGGCCGATGACGCAGGATCGAGAGATCTACTGCCCTATCGGCTCGACGATTGTCGTGGCGAACACCCTGGGCGCAACGCAGACGGACTGGACGCTCGACGAAGCGACAGGCCTGCTAACGCCGGGTGGTGCGTTTGTCGGCACGCCGGGATCCTGGGGTGGAGAGTTCGATTTGCCGTGTCGGTTCCTGACCGAGTACTCCGTGGTCGTCGTCGACGGCAAGGGCATCCAGAGCGGGTCGTTTACCTTACGCGAGTGCCGGCCTAACGAGATCGGAATTGGAGGCGGAGGAGGTGGTGGCGGAGGTGGTGGTGGCGGCAGCGGTGGCGTCGTCGCCGGCCTGCCCTTCCTGATGCCCGATCTAGACACGATATTCGCCTCGCCGAAAATCGTGTTCGCCCACTACTTCCCGTCATTCCCGCTGTCGATCGACAACCTCGTGGCGACGGCCGACTACTACGAAGACGGTTATCTGGCGCCTGGCGGTGAAAGTGGCGACCACGTCGAATACGGCGGATTTTTGCGGCAACGGCCGTTGCCCGTCGCAGTCGGCGACCCGACCACGTACGTGCGCGACAACATGGCGACCGAGGTTCGCGTGGCGATGGCGCGCGGCATCACGGTGTTCGCCATCGACGTCCTGAACCTCGCCAATGCGCTGAGCGGGATCGGGCACCTGCAGAACTTACTGGCGGCAGCGGCGGCGGTCGACAGTCGATTCAAGGTCATGGTGACGCTCGACATGTCGGCGGGCGGCCTGGGCTCGATCAGCGAGTCGGATGCCGCATCGATTATCCAGGCGGTCGCGACATCGCCGGCCATATTCAAGCTGGGCACGGGGGAGATCGTGTTCTCAGCGTTCCAGGCCAACCTGCAGAGCGTATCGTGGTGGACGGCGATGATCGGAATCCTGACGACCGCCGGCATCCCGACGAAGTTCGTTCCCATATTGCTGGGCGCCCCGTCTGACGCCGGCTCGCTCGATCCGGTGAGCTACGCCGTCGGCCCGTGGGGTACGGCTACACCGAGTGCGGCGATCGCTCTGCAACCTAACCCGGCGATTGCGCACGGACACGGCCTCAAGTACTTGATGCCGATCTCGCAGCAGCAGTTCAGGATGAAAGACCAGATCTTCTGGGAGGCCAACAACAGCGAAACCATGCGCAAGTCGTGGGAGAGCGCGATCAACGGCGACTCCGACTGGGCGCAGTACGTGACGTGGAATGACTTTTCGGAGTCCAGCCAGATCGAGCCGTGCACGGACGCTACGCTCAATCTCAACATCGGCAACGGGTTCTACGATCTCGGCGCGTACTACGCCGCGCGGTTCCTGACGGGTTCGTGGCCGACCATCACCAATGATCGCCTGTACTGCTTCTATCGGCGCATGCCGTTGGGCGCCGCTCATCCCGATCAGGCCGATAATTTCACATGTGTCGGCGGCACGCCGTCAAACCTCATCGAGGTCGTCGCGATATTGACGGCGCCGGGCACCGTGTCGATCAGTGTCGGAGGCAGTTCGGCGTCGTTCTCCGCACCCGCCGGACTGAGCGTGTACACGGTGCCGCTGGTTGCCGGCACTCCGCTACTCGGGCTCGTCCGCGGCTCGACGGCGGTGATCTCTACGTTGGCCGCTCTGCAGATCTACGGCTACACGGGCGATCCGGCCGGCACGCTCGACTACACCTACTGGAGCACGAGCGTGGCGCCGACGCCTCCGGCGCTCGACATGGAACCGTCGCCAGACCTGCCCGACGCGGAAGAGGGCGTCTCTTACACGGAGACGATCACCGGCAGCGGTGGTGTATTGCCGTACGTGTGGGGCTCAACTGGTGTCCCGGTGTGGGCCACAGAGACTATCAGCCTAGATACGACGATGTGGACCATCACCGGTATGCCGCCGATGAGCACAGAGATGGACACGATCGTACTCACACTCACGGATAGCTCTTGAGGAGTTTCTGATGCCTAGCTCGATCACCAAGACATATCACCTGAATGTTGTCCCGGCAGGACTCCCTCTGACGGCGACGCCGACGTTCTCGCCGGGCGCAGGCTCGTACTCTGGTACGCAGACAGTGGCGATCTCGTGCGCGACGCCGAGTTCAACGATCTACTACACCACTGACGGCTCGACGCCGACGACGGGAAGCACCGTGTATTCCGCGACGATCACGGTGGGCGCAAACGAAGTAGTCAAGGCGATGGCGACCGCGACGAGTCACGCGGACAGCGCAGTCGGCAGTGCGTCGTACATCATCGGCGGCGGTGGCGGCAATCTGATGATGTATTCGAATGGCGTGATCGACACCAGCAAATGGCCGACGGCGAACGACTACTCTTACGGGGCGACGCCGGCGCACGACTACCTCTACACCGGTAGTCCACAACCCGGGCACACGTACTCGAACCTGGTGCACGCGGCGAGCGGATGGCAACAGGCCACCAACTGGGCGGTGTCGCCGCCCAACGGTCAGGACATTTCCCAGTACACGTATTTGCAATTCGACATCAAGCTTCAGGCGGGGTCGAACATAGGAATATCCGGTCACGCGACGCGCTCGACCGGCAACGACATCAACGTCTGCGCATATTGCAATTCGATTGCCAACATACCGGGCATCGGCACGCTCACGCCGGGCGTTTGGCTGTACGCGAAGAAAATGCCGACGTCGTTCATCGGCCTGCTCGGCTCCGGCAATTATTACAAATACGCGATGCAGGACAACGGCAATTATCCGGTGGGCTTAAGTTTCCAACTGGATAACATTCAATGGGTTGCCGGAAACCTCGCGTGGGTTCATAACGGCGATCCCGAGGTCGCGGCGCTGCAGTCGGGGTGGACGGACGCGAGCACCGGTCTGACGGCGAACTACGCCTTCAACCCGACGACGGTCAACTCAGCGCTGTACTCATGCAATCAGCCACCGCAGGCTAACTCTTTCACCGGCACGCTGGTCGGTCCGGCATTGACGGTGTCGGGACTCACTGATGTGATCCACCCGGGACAGCAACTGGTTTACTTCCAACCGGGTGCGCAACCCGTGGTGTGGGGCGCGATCACGAGCGGCTCGGGCGGCTCGTGGAACGTCAGCTCGCCGGGAGGCAACTTCTCCGGTCAGAGCTGCTGCACGACGTGGCTGCAGTCGCAGATGCAGGCGATCAAGCTCACCATGACGGCGGCCGGCGCCAAGTGGCGCGTGAACTATGCGAGTGGTTTTGATCTCACGCCGCATACTCACCTCACGTTCGCCATCACACCGACGAAAACCGGTAACGCTTGGAAGGTGCAGTATTACGACACCTCGGGCGCCGCGACAGGCACGCCGGTCGTAATCTCGCCGGGGAGCCTGACGTACTGCGACGCCGACTACGGCATCAACTGGAGCAGCGGAGCCCCGAACTACACCGTGTACGAGATCCCGCTCGCCGACCTCGGAGTGAGCGGCGCGACGATCGGCGGTTTTAGCATTCAGGACAACAGCGGCAACACGACGAATGTGGCTTACCTGTCGGCGCCGGCGCACCACTCGTGAAACCGATTCCCAGTCCACTGCAGGCGCACCTCAACGGCGACACGACGACGCTGGCCCTGTGCTGGGCTATCTTAAAACGCAACGGCGACTACATCCGCGGGACGACGCACGACCGTGACGTGACGATCTCGTCGGGTAGCTACGCCGGGACGTATAGGGCGAGCTCGAATATCACGCCGTCGAACGTCAAGAGCAATAGCGACTTGTCGGTCGACAACCTCGACGTGACGGGCGCGTGGGCGGATAACACGATACGCGTCGACATCACGCGCGCCGACATCGAGGCGCGCAACCTCGACTTCGCTTCCGTCAGGACGTTCACTGTCAACTGGCAGGCTCCCGACGACGGCCAGATCCCGATGCGCAGCGGTTACCTGGGCGCGATCCCCTACGATTCTAGCGGCGGGTATACCACGCAGGTTCGCGGGCTCGCGCAGCTGCTGCAGACGAACATCGTGCAGACGTACTCCGACAGGTGCACGGTCAAGCGCCTGGGCGACGCGCGCTGCGGCGTCGACGTGGCGTCGCTCTCGATCACGGCGACGGTGACGAGCGTGGTCTCACGGCGCGAGTTCACGGTCAGCGGGATCGGCGCGCAACCCGCCGGGTACTTCTCGCTGGGCAACCTCGTCGGCCTGACAGGTGACAACGCCGGGTTTCTGCGGCAGATCAGGATCGACGACGTCTCATCGGAGACCGGCCATGTGTCGCTATTCGGACCGTTCCCGATAGACGTCGCCATCGGCGACACGTTCACGATGTCACCGGGCTGCGATCGCCTGCCGGCGACGTGCAGGGATAAGTTCGACAACTGGCACAACAACCGTGCCTACGGCGTGCTGATTCCGGGCATCGATCTGCTGCTCGCCGGACCGGCCGGCCAGATGTCGACGCCATGACGCCCGTATCTACGCAGTCGCTAATCGCCCAGGCACGACGCCTCGTCGGCGTCCCGTATGCGCACCAGGGTCGCAGCGTCCACGGGATCGACTGTATCGGATTCATCGCGATCTCTGCCACTAGCGCGGGTGTTGATCTAGTGAAGCTGACAGGACTAGAGGACAGGCGTGACTACGGACGAAAGCCTACGTCTCACCTGCTGTCGCTGGTTGCTCGGTCGTGCACGCGCGTCCGGGTGACAGAGCCCGGCCTGATGATCCTTTTCAGGTTTCCTAACGAGCGCGCGCCTCAGCATCTGGCGATACTTACCGATACTAATACGATCGTGCACGCTGACGCGAAGCGTGGTTGCGTCGTCGAGCACGGCTACAGGGGACAGTGGTTGCGATGGACGCACAGTCTTTGGCACATTCCGGGGGTGATGTATGGCGCATAGTAAGTTTCGAAGCGTGAGAGAGTTCGCGCGCTGGTTCATGGCTAGGCCGATAGATTTCAGTCACGCCCCGCACGACGGGATCTCGGTGTACACGACAGAGGGAGGGGTCGTCAGCAGCCTGATCCTGTACCGCGACGCTCCCTTTCAGGCCGAGCTGTTCTTCGGCGTCGGCCCTGGGTACTTCCCAGATCACAGTCACCCGCATGTCGATTCGATCGAGGTAGTGATAAGCGGAGGCGCGGATTTCACTCTTCGAGGGCAACATGTCATAGACCCGGCGCGCTTACTGCTCGTCTCTGACACCGGCGCGCTGCAGGTCGCAGGCGCCCGTGTTCGCATACGTCCTGGTGTCTTACACGGGGCGAATGTCGGCCCCAAGGGTGCGGCGTTTCTTTCTCTTCAGCACTGGCTTGAAGGGGTTGCGCCGACCAGCGTCGGTCTCGACTGGGAAGGCCCATCACACATAGAAGTTAGATGAGCAACGCTGGGCAGATTATTCTCGATATTGTAGGCGCCGTCGCCGGTTACTTCATCGGCGGTCCGACGGGTGCGCTGTATGGGCTCGCCCTCGCGAGCGGCGCCGGGCAGTTCTTATTTCCCACGCAGCTGCCGCCGGTCACGGGCCCGCGAATCACCGATCACAACACGACGACATCCGCGCTGGGCGATCCCGTCATCATCGGCTACGGCACGTTCATGTCGTCGGGCACCGTGCATTTTCTGGCCGACCTGATCGAACACGCGACGACGACGCAGCAGGGCGGAAAGGGTGGCCCGACACAGACGTCGACGACGTTCAGCTATACGCAGTCGATTGGCATCGGCCTGTGTGAGACGACGAGCATGAACGGTGTCAACACGCCGATTATCGGCATCCAGCGAGCCTGGGAGAACGGCGAGCTCGTCTACGACACGCGCCCGCAGCAACCCGGCGAGTCGGCGTCAGACTATAACAAGCGCGCCGCGTACACGGCGAAGTACGCGAGCACGTTCGTCCTCTACCTCGGGACAGAGGACCAGGAGCCCGACCCGACGATCGAGCTGCAGCAGGGCGCAAACACGCCGTTCTACCGGGGACTGGCATACATCGTCTATCCGGACCGCGCGCTGCGCACCGACCAGGGCCTGCGACACCCGACCTTCAAGTTCGAGATCCTCAAAGCCGCGACAGTCGCACCAGAGGTAATTTTTCCGACGTTTCTGCCGGGCGCCAATAACGCGAACCTGCAGACGAACATGATCGCCGCCGACACGACTTATGGTCGCTACTACATATGGAACGCGACGACCGGTCACTTCGCGGTGCTCGGATTCAATATGTTTGACAACACGCAATTCGTCGAGAACGACACGCTGACGGGCTTCGCCCCGCTGGGTGGCGTCGGCCTGGCGGTCGCACCCGACGGATTCGTGCTCGTCACATGGTTTGACAGCGTGTCTACGGCGTTGATCGCACGACTAGATCCCTTGACGCTGAGCATCGACGGCGGACCGAAAGGATACAACGCTAGGGGAGTCGACTGGACGAGCTACGCGACGGCGACAGTCAACTTCGGTATGGGTTCGGTATACATCCTGGCGGCTGTCGGCGTGCTGCAGGAGATAACTCTGATAGATACCGGCTCGCTGGGTCAGATAGTGGCTTACACGATATATCCTCATCCTATAATTACTAGCGCGCCGAACGAGTCGGGCTGTGCTGTGTTCTGGGTTATCTCGAACACGCCCTCTACCGGACCGACCGGCGGTAACGTTGCGATTGTCAAGATTGAGATATGCGACACCTTGACTACTGCGTTATGGCTGCCCGATACAGATTATGCAATCGGAAACAGGGTCTTCAACGGTTCGAACAAATATGTGTGCAAACACGCCGGGACGTCTGCGTCGAGCGGCGGTCCCATGGGTACTGGCAGCGACATCCACGATGGCAGTGTGATATGGAAATATATAGTCGTCGGTGGCGATACGCTGACACACACCTTCGCGCCGTCGGAGTTCGATCCTCTCTGGACATGGGTCAGTACGATAGGCGACCTGCTCGTCGACCTGAACGACGGGCACGTGATGTTCCGGGTGGCGGGTGGCGGTTCCGGTGCGACCAACACGGCATACGTCCTGAAATGCGACGGCAACACCGGCGCGATCGACTGGATCTCTCCCGTCATCGGAGCGGCTAACTACAACTTTGGGACGAGCCAAAACCAGATCGCGAACAACATCTGGTGGCTGGCGGATAACCCGCCGGGTCTGTCGGGGTATTACCGCATAGACGTCGTGACGGGCGCCGTCACCATCGTGAGTCTGTCGTCGCTCACCGGTGGCGGCTCGCAGGTCGGCGCGCAGGTGACGAGTTCGGGCGGCGGTGGTGCGATACTCGCGCCGCTCGTCGGAGGACCCGCCGGCAGCTCGCCCGGCTGGTCGCTGATATTGCCGGAGGCCTCGCTCCCCGGCCAGGTCAGGATCGCCGACATTGTCGCCGACCTGTGCGATCGGTCAGGTCTCACTTCACACGACACGTCGTCTTTGGGCGATGAGTCTGTCGACGGCTACATGATCGCGTCCACGCCGATGATGGCGCGCGACGCGATCGTGCCTTTGCGATCGGTGGGCTTCTTCGACTCCTGCGAGACCGGCGACACGATGCGGTTCGTCCGGCGCGGCGGCGTGCCGGCGATGACGCTGCTGACGACAGACATCGGCGCGTACGAGACGGCCACGACGGAGGATCCGGCGCCGGCCAACGCTGTCTCGAACACGATGGAGTCTGACCTGCCACAGCAGATCCGACTGACGTACACGTCGCCATCGCGTGACTACCAGCCGGGACAGCAACTGTCGCTCCCACGGTTCGACACGATGTCGGACCAGCTCACCGACGTGCAGCTGGGTGGTATATGTATCGACGATGATCAGGCCGCGCAGGCCGCGGAGATCCTGTGGAACGACGCGTGGGCGTCGGATCACACGTACACGTTCGCCGTCGATCAGAGCAAGGCTGCGCTCGAGCCGACGGATGTAGTGCTCGTGCCGATGGTCGACACACTGATGCGCGTGCGCATACTCGCCATCGACGATGCGTCTCAGATCATGCGCACGATGACCGCGGTGAGCGACGACGACGGCAACTACGTCTCGCGGGCGATCGCGGCCCCGGTCCCGTACAGGGTGACGATGCGGTTCTACGCGGGCAGTTCGCTGATACTCATCGACGCTCCACTGCTGCTCGACTCGAACGACACCGGCCGCACGAGCGCACCGCTCTATTCTGTCGTCTACCCGACTAACACCGACACATGGACCGGCGCGGCGATACTCGAATCTGATGATGCGGGCGCGACGTTTACGAACGTGGCGACGGCGACGGGCGCGGCGGCGACTGGGCAGGCGACGACGGCCTTAGGAGACGTCGCCAATCCGTTCCTGACCGACACGACGAATAGTGTGACGGTCAAGATGGCGGCGGGCGCGACGCTGCCGGCATCGGTCACGACGGCACAGCTGCTCAACGGTGCCAACGGCGCCGCGTTGATCAACGCCGACGGCAGTGTCGAGATATTCCAGTTCCGCGACGTCGCGGTCGTCAGCGCCGACACAGTGACGCTCTCGTACCTGCTACGCGGTCGACGCGGCAGCGACGAGATGACCGGCGGACACGCTGTCGGCAATCGCTTCGTCATGCTCAATCTGCCGGGTACAGTGCAGAAGACGAACATCGCCATCAGCGACCTAAACACGGCGCTGCAATGGAAGGCCGTCGGGTCAAGGGATACCATCGCCAGCGCCACAGTCGTGCCGTTCACGACGGTCGGTCGCTCGCTGATGCCGCGCGCCCCATGGAACACGCGTACCATTCTGTCCGGATCCGACATCCTCATCAACGCGGACCGTCGCTCGCGCATCGAGAACGACTCGCCGATCAGCTTTGCGAGCCCGACGCTCGCGCTCAACGAGGACAGCGAGGCGTACCAGGTCGATGTCTACGATGCCCCGGGAACGAGCGTCCTGAGAACGCTATCCGGCGCGTCGCTGCCGATCACATATCCAGCTGCTGACGTCGCCGCAGATTTCGGCGGCACGCCCGCCAACCTCTGGCTCGCCGTCTACCAGATGTCCGGCGAGGTCGGCCGGGGCTTCACACACAAGGTCAAAACAGGAGTCCCAACCTAATGGGCGCGAAAAATCTTCCGACGATAGCGTCAAGTCAGCTGCAACCCTACCAGACGTCGAACGACGCCGACGCGGCACTGGAGTCGGCCGTCTCGGACGACCTGACGGTCGACCTGTCGGCGGGCGACCACGTGCTCACGGATGCCGAGTTCACGCGTGCCGTCTACTTCGCCTCGACGGGTAACGCCGTCTCACGCACGCTGACAACGCCTGCTCTGAATAGCCTGTTCGCCGTACACAACGGCGGGAGTAGCGCGCTGAGCGTCAAGACCGGCTCGACGACCTTGAGCGTCGCGGCGGGCGATACGGCGATGTTCTATACCGACGGGACGACAAACGGGCTCGTCACGATCGTCGCGAGTTCCGGCGCGTCAGGCACTGCGGGAGGGGACCTGTCAGGTACATATCCCAACCCGACGATCGCTGCGGATGCCAAAGCGTCGCCGCGATTCGCCGTGTCCGTATCCGATGCGCCGGGTGCGTCCGTCAACGATTACGCTCCGACCGGATTTCACGCGGGGACGACGACGCGAATGCTCATTACGGCCAATGCCGGTGGCACGACGTTAACCGGTATCGACGCGACCGGCGTGACCGACGGTGCATCAATTTATCTGAGGAATCCATCAACGACGGATTTCCTCACCCTCGCGCATGCTTCAGGTAGCTCATCGGCGGGAAACAAATTCTCATGCCCTGGCGCGGATAGCTTCCCGATCGCGCCGCTGGCGGCAATATTACTTGTGTACGTCGTTAACCAATGGACCTTCGCCTCATGAAAAAATTAGCTTTGCTACTCGCGCTAGTCGCAGGTTTCGCGCACGCGCAGACCTATAACCTGTTCAAGCCCGCGAACGGCATTCTCAAGGGCAGCACCAGCACCTACGTGACAACTCCAGCCGCGGGGAGCGATGTTGTCGCACTTTGGCTGACGGGCGTCTGCGACGCGACGACCTACCTGCGCGCAGACTTGCATTGTGTGACCCCGCCGGGTGCGACCAGCGGAACCGTCACAAGCGTTGCGCTGACGGTGCCGAGCTTCTTGTCGATTAGCGGCTCACCGGTCACGACGTCAGGAACGCTCGCTGTTTCACTTTCGGGAACGGCACTTGCCGTCGCGAATGGCGGCACTGGCGCGACGACGATTAGCGGGCCGATCAAAGGCAACGGCACCAGCGCTTTTAGTGCAGCGGCGGCAGCCGATATGTATGGTCTCTGGTCTGGCAGCTGCTCATCCAGCACGTACCTGCGCGGCGATGGCAGCTGTGCGACTCCCGCCGGCACCAGCACCGGGACTGTCACCAGCGTTGCTCTCACGGTGCCGGGCATCTTGAGCATTTCTGGCTCACCGGTCACCACGACGGGCACGCTTGCGATCGGCGCCACCGGCACCTCGGGCGGCATCCCGTACTTTTCCAGCACCACGGCGCTTGCGTCGAGCGGACTGCTGACCGCGAACGCGCTCGTGTTGGGCGGCGGCGCGAGCGGGACGCCGACCGTCATGGCCTCGCTCGGCACGACCACCACTGTGCTCCACGGCAACGCGTCTGGCGCCGGCTCATTCGGCGCGGTCAATCTCGGGACGGACGTGACCGGCACGCTCGCCGCCTCGAGCCTGCCCTCGAACACGAAAGTACGATCGTTTGGGACGACCTTTGGCGATACCGGCGGCTCCGCGCTGACCTCAGGCTCCGTGGTCTATTTCACCGTCCCCTACACGTGCACGATCTCGGCCTGGAATGCCACCGTCGACGCGGGCACAGTGACGTTCGATATTTGGAAGATCGCGACTGGCACCGCTGTCCCCACGGTGACAAACACGATCACCGCCTCGGCGCTGCCCGCGATCTCGACCGGCACGGCACTGCACAGCACCACGCTCACGAGCTGGACGACCTCGGTGTCTGCGAATGACATTGTCGGCATTCAACTCAAGACCGTAGCCACCGCGAAATATGCTGAATTGGACGTGGAGTGCGATCAGTGAAGCGGCCGCTCTTAGCGCTGCTGCTCGCGGCCGGTTCTCTATGCGCGCAGAGCGTATGGGCAGCCATTGCGTTTGTGGCCACGTCGACGGGACCGAGCGTCAGCGCGACCTCTGAAACGCTCACCCTGCCGACCGGATACAACACGGCTGGAAATGTCACGGTCGCGGTGTTCGCGCAGACCTGCGCCTCGACCGATGCACCTAGCGGGACTTTCGGCGGCACGGGACCGGTGTTCACTGCGCCGACCGGGTGGACGGTACTCTTGAGTTCTCCCTGCACGCTGATCGTCTACCGGGCCTATGTGTCCGGGGATGGCTCAACAATCACCGCGAGTTCTACGGCAACGTCTAATTGGTGGATGTCGATCGCCGATACGTATTCCGGCTGTGACACCACGACGCCGATAGATAACTTTTCATCGTTCGTCACCTATCGATCAGACAACACGGCGTTGTTCCGCGCACCGCAACTCAATCCCAACTTCAATAATTCCATGCTGCTCGTGGGATTCACAAGCAACCAGAGTTCCGGCAGCCCCTCGTGGAGCGCCAAGCCCAGCGGCTTCACCCAGCGTGGTAACACCGACGTAGGGACTCACATCTGGACGGGCGAGAAGGCGCTGAGCACTGGCGCAGCGACGGGCGATCAGACGATAACGGGCGAGAACTCGATCTCCTTCCACGTCGGCTTTCAGTTGGCCTTAAAACAGTCTGGCGCATCGGCCGCGACGCTTGCCACGGCCTATCCCTACATCGCCGGATTGAGCGGCCAGCAGTTCGGATCAGCGTCTAACTTTCAGCCTGCGCTTGATCACTTGAGCGTGCAGAACAACGACCTGGTTGTCTTGATCATGCCGACCGCCGGCATCTATACGCCACCCGCTGGATATACGAACCAAAACAACACCGTGGGCGGCAAGGTCTATACGCATCTGTGGCTGACCGGCGATACGCTGGTGCCGACCTTCACCTATGTGTCGGGAAGCAACTTCCTCACCTATACGGTGTTCGTGCTGCGCGCCATGGGGGCAGGGACGACGCAGGTCTATCTTGACCAATTGAGCGCGGCGTTGACCTCTGGGACCACGGCGGTGACCGGCACGACGAATTCGATCACCCCCGCGGGCGCCTCTGAATTGCTGCTCACCTTTTTCGGGCGCAACACCTCGACCGGCACGGATGCGTGGTCGGCGATCTCCGGAGGACTCACCGTCGACATCAACAGTTCAGCGATGCTCACCGTCGCGGGGCATGTATCGCCCGCAGCATCGCCGACGGGGAGTTTTTCAGCCACCGATACCGTCTCCGGGCAGACCTTTGGCATTGAGGCGGTAGCCGCACTCTTTACCGTCATTCCACCCGGCAGCGGAACAGTCGCGCGTCATAAGTTGTTACTCAATTAGGCAAATCACAATGACAGAGACAGACTTGCATGGCAGCACTCAAATCATCCCTACTGGCTCGGTGTGGCGCGACATCCTGGAGCGGTTCACGTCGCGCAAATTCTTGCTCACGGTATTTGTACAGGCAATTGGCGCAGCAGGATTCTTGCATCACGTGATGGATGGGGGCACGTATGTCGCGCTATCGACGTTGGTGCTTTCTTCCTACAGTGCCGCAAGTATCGCGGATAAAAAGTTAAACAGCAGTAGTGGATGACAGGCGCGTTCTTGTTCAAATTTTTCATCTAGGAGAAACGTGTGACTGATATTGAAAAACAGGCGCAGGCCTCACTCGACGCAGAAACCGCCAAAGCAAAAACCTGGTTTGCAGCGAATCGCGAGGAAGCGATCGTGCTGGTTTGCATCTCGTTGGCAGTCGGATTGCTGCTCGGCATGCTGGTCGGCTACATCATGCGCGGGCACGCATGATCCTGGTCAGTGATTTGATAGACGGCCTGATCGCGCGCGAGGGGACAATCTTCACGGATCGGCCGGACGACAAGGGCGGACCGACCTGCTGCGGGGTCACGCTTGAGACGCTGCGTGCTTATCGAGCGCCCGCGGCCACGTCGGTTGACGATCTGCGCAAGCTTAATCCGCAGACGGCACGCCCTGTCTACCAGCACGTGTTTGTCGACGCGCCCGGTTTCGGTCAGATCGCGGACCACAACCTGGAGGCGCTGGTGGTCGATGCCGGCGTTCAGCATGGCACTGTAGAGGCGTCAAAGATGGTGCAGCGGGCCGTCGGCGTCTTTCCCGACGGCCATCTAGGGCCAGTATCGCTCGCCGCAATCAATTCGCACGATCCCTTGTCACTGCGCATGCTGGTGTGCGGCGCGCGCATCCGGCTCTATGGCGCGCTGGTGACGCATGACGCGAAGCTCGCGCTGGCAAAGCTCGCTGGCTTTGAACTGCAGGCCGACAACGCTTTGGGATGGGCCAACAGAATCGCGCAATTTGTCGAGGCGATTGCGTGAACCACGACGTGGCAGAACAACGGTTGCGAAGCTATAACGCAGCGTCGTTCTCATCAATGGTGTCCCATGAATGCGCTGAAAACAGGCTATCGATATCTCTCCGATCACCTCACCAAAGCATTGGGCGCGCTCGGCGGCGGCACAATGACGGTGGCCTTGATGGACCCGGCGCCTATACGCGACGCAGCGCAGACCTACTTGGGCCAGCAGTGGGCGCCGAAGATCGGCATTGCGCTATTCGGGCTCGTAATTCTGCGCGGCCTTTACACCGGCAAGAAGGCCAAGCAGCTCGAGGCCGCTCAACCGCCAGTGGCGTAACGGCGCGCTCAGCGATCGAGCGGCGTCCTTGAGTGAGAATCATGCGCATGACTGGGGCGGCACTACGGCGGTTATCGCTTTTGTTCGTAAGCGGGTCACCCCGGCGGCTCTGTGGGGCGCCATTGTCGGCACAGGCGGCATGCTGGTGTTTGCTGTCACGGCGTGGGTCGGCACGCAAAAGAATATCGCGCACCTCCAGGAGCTATCCGCTCAGCAGCAAGCGCATGAACAGAAGACCGATGAGCTATTGCAGCAGCTCGTTACCGGGCAGGCGGTCATGAATGGCTCCGTCGAGATGATCAAAACGGAGGTCGACCGCCAGCGCGAATGGAGGGAAAAAATAGAGGATGAAGCCGAGGCACCGCCGCACGCAAGGAGACGAAGATGACGGATCGCGCAGAATTGACACTCTGGCTCGCAGGCGCCAGCGTTTTCTTGTTGCTATGCCTGCTCGCAGGACTCTTCTGGTACAAACACCGCATCGATAAACTCGGCGCGCACGTCGGCGGCATTCCGCAAGGCGACGTCGGCGCACTTCACAAAATAGTCGCTGACCAGCAAGAGATGACCCGGCAGCATGTCACGAACACCTTTGGCAGCCTCGCCCATGAGACCGAAACGAATAAGGGGCTGCTATACGGGCTGTATGACAGCATGGTCAAGATGCTCACGAAGATCGTCAATCCGCCGAAGGATACGACTAAGGCTCAAGTGAAGGACGACACGCAATGAGCATTGCAACGCTGATCAATCCGTACCTCACGTACATCAAGATCGCCGCGGTAGCCGTGCTGCTGGCGGCCTTTGGCCTATACACGCTCCATGAGCGATCGGTGGGGGAGCAGAAGATCGAAAAGGCAGATGCCACGGTTGTGGCCAAAGCCGAAGTCCATAACACCCAGGTCGAGGCCACGCAATCGGCCGACGACAAGAAAGCAGGAGCTAAACTTGATGCGTCCCTATCTGATCCTATTGGCGCTTTGCCTTCCCTTCCTCCAAGCATGCCAGTCCAGGCCTGTCCAAGCGCCGTGCCCGCTCCCCGAAGCCATCCCAGCCCGAGCGCTCCAGCCACCGTCCTACGAACTGAGCCGACGCCAAGCGTGGTGCAACCTGACTGGAAGGACATTGAGCGATCCGACGTGCAGTCCGGCCACAACGCCGACGCCGAAGTAACCTATCTACATAGCTTGCTTGAGGCGCAGTACAAACTGTGCGCCGGGAAGCCGTGAAGTCTCGCGAGCGCTCGCCGCGCCACCATATGTACTATTTGAGCGCCGTCGAAGTCGCCCGTTGCTATGCGCGTATCGAGGCCATCTATGCGGCGCGAACGCAAATTATGCAGCGTACTGGCTCTGTGTATCAACCTCAGGCCGCCATGCCACGGCTGGCCGCATGATCCGTCTCGCGCACATTGACCTGGATCTCGAGCTTGATTTCATTAGGGAATTCTCTGTCGGCGGCTGCCTCACAGGTTTGAGCCTGATCGATCGCAGCGAACGCATCCGCGTCGCGATCTATGCGGGCAAACTCGCGCGATCGCCGTTCCGCGATAGCGGCATGGATTACGGTCAAGCCTTCGCCCGCTGTTTTGGTCGGCCGATCGAGATGCGCAGCGCCGCGCGGCAGAGCGCCGCGTGAAACTCACTGATCTTGAGCCTAAGTTTTGCAAGCTCACGGATCATCCGAACGACGGCAGCTGGCGCGATGATGCGACATTCGATAACAACGACGGACTGATGTTCCTCTGTCCACTCTGCTGGACGAAGAACAAGGGGCCGATCAGCACGCACCGCGTCATCTGCTGGAAGCCACACGTCCCGGCGCATATCAGTCCTGGCCCTGGCCGGTGGAACCAGACCGGCACCGGATTAGCGGATCTCTCTCTGGTCGCCGGCAGTTCGTCCGTCAAACTCGAAGGCGGCTGCGCTTGGCACGGGCACATCACGGCTGGCGAAATTAAAGGTGGGTTTTGAATGGCCGTGAAACGACACGCTTCAGTCAGGGATGCGAGGGCGAGGCCCAGTTCTGTGACGTCACAAGATTGGTTTGACTATCAGTGCAAGAAAGCCGCGCCGAAGCCGCAGACTCAGCAGCGCATGCCGAAGTTCGATAGAACCCAGCCGATCGACGCGCGTCAGACAGGCGTCGAGGTCGAAGAGACCGACACTACCGCGTCAAATATCCTGCGGATATTCAAGAAACCGTGGGGATAGTGGGCTACTGCGGCGCGATTGAATCGTGCGGCGGCGAAATCACGGTTTCGCTGTGCGTGAATGGTCGAGTACTGAGGATGGCGATGATGACCATGAGCAGTGCAATGCCGGCGATGATCCAGGTGCTGAGAGACGTTTTCCCGTCGGCCATCGCTATTCTCCATGTCCTTGCGATGCGTGCATTCTATCTGGCTACGGAGTCGAAGTCTCTTTGTGAGCGATGTAGGGGGCAACCCCCTGAGCGATAAAGGATCTGTTTCCCCTCGGCGCGCGCTTCTTCGTCTTCTTCATCGCGCGGCCGGGATCTTGCCCCGTTCTGATCCAAAACAGGGCGGGGCTCTTTTTGGGCGCCACGGGGGTCCCGTTGCTCAGATAGCAGGTCAGCGATAGTGCTCGACGATCCACGGGTGACGCTGCCGCACCTGCGGACCCCATGGATCGTGGCGGCCGTGCATAACGACGATCTTAGCGGCCGCCGGTAGCTGGCCGCCCTTGGGCACGATCTCGTTGCGGTACGAGTACACGCCGTCGGCCTTCGTGAACTTCGCTTCGTGCGGCCCCAGGCATGTGGCGATCCACGCCTGGTCAGAGCCGATGTATTTGAGCTTCCTGCCGATCTGCGGTGACGTGCGCGGATCGAACTTCTCCCACAGCTGAGTCCTCGAGCCCGGCCAGTGGTAGATGAGCGACCCGTTGTACGGCGTGCCGACCGCGGTGTCGCCGTATATCTTGAAATCGACGTCGACGTCGAACAGCTCGGTGATCTCCCCGCAGATGACGACGTCCAAGTCGATCGAACAGACGCGTGCTCCCAGGATCTCGCGCGCCTCCCTGGAGAACATCTTCAGCCGGCGGTAGCACGACGGGTAGGCGACGCCGTGCGGTGACATGACGCCCGCGTGGTCGCTCCACAGCTCGACGACGCGCACCTGGGAAACGATGCCCGCAGGATCGTCGGTGACGCAGACCAGTTCGAAGGGTTTCAAGTAGTGGCGTCTCAGCATCGAATAGAGCACGTTCACTGTTTTATGGTCGAACTTCGATCGGTACTCCGATCGAGGTCGCCATTTAAAACAGACGAAGCAGATGGGCGTATCCGACCAATTCAGCACGACGTCGTTCACGGGTAGATCTGCCGGTAAGGGAAGGTGAGCCTGCGTGTTTGCCTGTCGCGATCGCGGGCGCGCTCGGCCTTGACGCGCGGGATCCCCTCGCGGTCCTCGGGCTGCTTACGCATGTACGTCGTCGTCGAGGCGTCGGGGATCGTCGTGCGCGGCACGCGCCAGACCACGTCGTCGAGCATCTTAGGCTCGCCGAACCTTCTTACCAGCCGGTCGCGAAAGTCGGCGTCCGTCCCGTACAGGCCGGCGAAGCGCTCGTCGTACCCGCCCATCGCGTCGTAGGCCGCGCGGGTCATCAGCCAGGTGTTGGGATGAGGTTTGTAAGGCGACAGCAGGTCTGGATAGACCGAATCGAGCGTCATGCGCGCAAACCGGTAGACGTTCGACTTGCCGAGCTTGCGACCGAGCAGCGCCGTCCACGTGCCTTGCGGGATGAGGTGATCGATGTCGGTCAGAAGCACCCAGGGAGTCGACGAGTGGTGCACGGCGATGTTACGCGCCGCGTCCTGGTTCCACCTGATGTCTACGCCGATCTTGAAGATCGACAGCGGACAACCGATGTCTGCGCTCGCCGCGTCACCATCTGGCGAGCCATCGTCGACGACGATCACGGCGATCTTCTTGAGCGTGCCGGGATCTAGCGCGCGGATGCGCCGGTACTGTTCCTGCAGCATGCCGGCGTTGCAATAGTAGGGCAGGCACAGGGTGATCGCCGGCCTCTTGTCCTTCAAACCGGGTCTCCCTTAGCCTTTCCAAAGTCTGTCGATTCACACGGCCGGACATGAAAGTCGAGCACGTAGAGCGACCCCGAGTCGTTGCGAAACGTGGCCTCTAGGTGATGCCAGCCGGAGCCCGAGGCCGCGCACCTCAGCAGTGCCGGCGTCATGACCTTGACGATATCCGCTGTCGCGTCGGCTGCCTGCGTCTCCGTCTTCTCGTCGGATCGCTTGAACCGTTTAGCCGCTTGCCAGCCGATCCATGCGACAGCTAACTCCACATCGCTGTCTTTACAGTTGCCCAACGGCGTCTCACGCATAGCCGGGATGAACTCGCCCCAGTACTCCGGTTATCTCGACGGGCCCCAGGTTAGTTATGA